TAATGTTTTGCAACGCGGCAGGGAGGCATCCCGTCAGATTTTCGCAACTGACAGCCGCGTTTTTATTTGCGAACCTTAGCGAGAGGAATTCAATGATTACGCAAGAACGACTGAAAGAGCTGTTTGATTATAAGAATGGATTTTTAATCAACAAGGTGTCTCGATGCTCTACATCACCTGTCGGCAGAATTAGCCAAAGAACGCGAACTAACGGCTATAGCGGCACGTTTGTTGATGGCACTGAGTACGCTACTCATCGCCTCATTTGGCTCTATTTCACTGGCTTACATCCTAATGGCGACATTGACCATATCAATGGGGTACGATCAGATAATCGTTTTGAAAATCTTCGAGAAGCGACTCGTGCGCAAAACATGCAAAACGAAAAACGCGCAAGACGCACAAATAAATGTGGCCTGTTGGGCGTTTCATTGCATGGCACAAGATGGAGGGCGCAAATCGTAATTGATGGAAAACGAATTGGTTTAGGATCGTATGCAACGCCAGAGCAGGCGCATGAAGTATATTTGGCAAAAAAGAAAGAACTTCATCCATTCCAAACAATAGCCTGATGGAAACAATCGCACACTTTCCACCGAAGATGCGGCCATTGTTTGAGCCGCATCGCTACAAAGTCTTTCATGGCGGCAGAGGCTCAGGGAAATCCTGGGCTTTTGCTCGCGCCCTGTTGATTCAATCAGTAGAAAAAAAACTTAGAATTCTTTGCTGTAGAGAAGTACAAAAATCTATTAAACAATCAGTTCATCAACTTTTGGTAGACCAAATACAAGAGTTGGGTTTTGGTTATTTGTTTGACGTTACAGACATAGCAATCCGCGGCAAAAACGGATCGGAATTTTATTTTTCTGGTTTAGCGACTCACACGGTAGAAAGCGTCAAAAGTTACGAAGGCGTTGATCGTGTATGGTTAGAGGAATCACAAAATATCAGCAAAAAATCACTTGATATTTTAATTCCAACTATCAGGAAACCAGGATCAGAAATATGGCTTTCATTAAATCCAAACCTTGAAACGGATGAGGTGTATCAACGTTTTGTTGTGCAGCCGCCGGATGATTGCGTTGTGGTGCAAGTGAATTATGACGATAACAAATGGTTTCCAGAAGTCTTAGAAAAAGAAAGGCTACACTGCAAGAAATACAGACCGAAAGAATATGAAAACATATGGGAAGGCAAGCCGCTGATAGTGGCTGAAGGCGCAATTTACGCTGACGAATTCCAAGAAATGGTTGACCAACATCGCATCAACCTGGTGACTCATGATCCAATGCTTAAGGCGCATTGTATCTTCGATTTGGGCTGGAACGACGCGATGACTATCATCGTGGCGCAACGCGCAGGCTCAGAAATTCGCATTATTGATTACATTCAAGAGTCATTCCACACGCTGGATTGGTACTCAAACGAACTCAAAAAACGCCCGTACAACTGGGGCAAAATCTGGCTTCCTCATGACGGCGTAACTAAAGACTACAAAACAGGCAAAAGCGCACTAGACATAATGACGGCGCTTGGCTGGAACTGCGAGATTATCCCCATTGGCGAAGTCGAACACGGCATACGGCTGGCGCGTATGTTGTTTCCCAGGCTTTGGATGGACAAAGAAAAAACCACACTTCTACAAGAGTGCTTAAAACGTTATAGGCGAGCAATCAATTCAACGACAGGCCAGCCCACCGGCCCCTTGCATGATGAGTATTCACACGGCGCTGATGCGTTTAGATACCTTGCGACGTGTGTGGATATGTTAAAGAATGATAATATAGTCAAAAGACGACGCGCTGACGATTATAGAACCGGCGACTGGATGAGTTAACACAGGAATCCCAATGGCAAACTTAGATACCGATAGCATTTACAACTCACTCGGACTCGGCGCTGATACCGACGTGGACGACACTGACCAAGAAACTCTCAGGGAAATACGCCAGCGGTTTAGCGACGCGGTTGAATTCAGCGCGACGGTCAGACAGGAAATGCTTGACGATATCCGCTTCGCAAGGTTGGGCGATCAGTGGAGCGAAGCGGCCAAGTACGACAGGAACCGCCCTGGAAAAGAGCGCCCCATGCTGGTCGTCAATCGGCTATTGCAGTTTAGGGATAGAGTTGTCAACGAAATCCGGCAAAACACGCCAAGCATTAGAATCAGGCCGGTCAACGATGGTGCAGACCAAGAAACCGCCGAGGTTTTGATGGGACTGGTTCACCATATACAAGACAATTCTAATGCCAGTATTGCGTACGACACCGCCGTCGAGTGGCAGGTTGACGCTGGTTTAGGTTATTTCAGAGTGCGGAATGATTATGTGGACGATACTTCATTCGATCAGGATATATTTATAGACCGCATCCCTGACCCGATGAAGGTTTACTTTGACCCACACAGCAAACAGCCTGACGGCTCAGATGCTGAATGGTGCATCATAGCCGAGGAAATCAGCAAGGATGAATTCATGCGCATGTATCCCGATGTTGATGAAACCTCATTTGAGGCCGCTGGAAATGGGGACATGCAAGGTTGGTATACCAAGGATTCTGTACGCATTGCAGAGTATTATTATCTTGAGTACGACGAGACTCAGGAAATTTATGACGAAGAAACAGGGCGCTCTCGCACGATACAGCCTAAGCGTTGCATGTGGTGCAAAGTTACTGGCGACAAAGTGCTTGAGCGTACCGAACTACCGACTAAATACATTCCTGTAATTCCCGTTATTGGTCACGAGATATGGGTTCAGGGTAAACGCTATTTATCCGGTTTGATTAGAAACGCCAAGGACGCACAGCGCCTGTACAACTATTACTTGAGCGCCAACGCGGAAAACGTAGCACTCGCACCTAAAGCACCGTTTATCGGCGTTGCTGGTCAGTTTGAGACTGACCCGAATTGGGGCCGAGCAAACAAAGAGTCGGTTGCATATTTAGAATATGATCCGGTCAGCATCGCAGGAACTCCCGTCGGCGCACCTCAACGCGCCATGCCGCCGCAAGCAAGCAGCGCAATTATGGATGCAATCCGATTGGCTGAAAATGACATTATGCAAAGCATGGGTATCTATCAGCCGTCACTTGGCGCTCAATCGAATGAGACCTCAGGACGTGCATTACTGCTTAGACAAAAGCAATCCGAAACAGGTAACTTCCACTATCAGGATAATCTTAACCGTTCAATCCGGCATTGTGGGCGCATCATCGTTGACATGATCCCAAAAGTATACGATCGGCCTCGCGTTGCTCGCATACTTGGCGAAGATGGTACACCGCGCACTGTTAACCTTGATCCTAATCTACCGCAAGCTTCTGTTGGTACTGATAACCCAGCGATTGATTCAATCTATAACCCAACTATTGGTCAATATGACGTGGTGTGCGATTCAGGCCCAAGCTATGCCACTAAACGCGATGAAGCAGCAAATATGATGCTGGCGTTAACCCAAGCCAATCCCGCGTTGTTCCAGTCTATTGGCGATTTGATGATGAAAAACATGGATTGGCCTGGTGCAGAGGAAATTAGCAAAAGGCTTCAGATGCTATTGCCTCCACAACTCCAGCAAATAGCTGGCGGTGACAAGGTAGATCCGCAAGTTATGCAGGCTCAACAGATGATCGAACAGATGGCCGATCAGATGGAGCAAATGAGCGCAGAGATGCAACAGCTACGCGATCAGCGTGCAATCTTGCTTCAAGAAAAGGAACGCGAGTGGTTTGACTCTGAAACAAAACGAATGGAAGTTGAAGGCAAGATCATGATGACGGACAGCCAGTTACAAGCGGCTGTAAGGGACAACATCATGCTTATGATGGGTATCGGCACTCAACAATCACTTGAGCAACAACCTGAATTTGAGCGGCTGGAAGCGCAACTAGAGCAACCCGTACAAAAGCCACAACCACAAGGCGGCGCACCGTCACCTGCTAGAGGCGCTGGCAGCATGACACGCGAAGCAGATACAGAAGCACTTACCGGCGAAGCAAAGCCTGGCGAGTCTGAATAATTCAACACAACAGGGGATAACGTTATGACAGAGGAAAATGCAGTCTTTGAGACAGTAGACGATAATCTGACTACAGAAACCGTAGAAGATGCAGCCAGTGATCCGTCCGAGATTGAATCGGAATCACTTGAGCAGGATCAGGCTAACGAGGAATTAGCAGACGCTGACGATTCAAAAAAGGATCCGTGGTACAAGCGGCGCATTGATGAACTGACCCGAGACAAGCACGAGGCCAGACGACAGGCTGAACGACTTGAAAAGATACTGGAACAGCAAGAATCCATGATGCGTCAGTATATGCCGCAGACGGCTCCAGAGCCTCAAGGCATTATGCCGCCTGACCCGTCGCAATTTGCTGGCGGCCAGTACGATCCGCGTTATATTGACGCAATGATGCAGTACACACGCGAGTCAGCGATTCAGGAAGCAAGACAGGCAGTTGCGGCGGAATATCAGCAACGCGAACAGGCGCAAGCAGCGGCACAGGCTCAGGCTCGATTGGTTGAAGCGGAAGCCGCCACAAGAGCAAAACACGCGGATTATGACGCGGTGATTGAGCAAATTACATCTGATCCTAGACTAGCCAATAACCCAACGATTCGCCAAGCATTGTTGGGTCTGGATAACGGCCCTGAGATTGCTTACACACTGGGGCGCAATTTGGATGTTGCTTACCAAATTGCAAGCATGAATCCCATTCAAGCTGGCATGAAGTTAGCCGAGATTATCGGCACACCGGCAAAACAAGCTAGCAGAGCGCCGCAACCCATACGCCCGATTAGTGCAACAGGTAAACCACCGCGTAACGAGAAATCCTATTCTGAAATGAGTACCGAGGAATATATTGCAGCGCGTAATGCTGAAGATTTAGCACGTCGCCAGGCGATGATGAAACGTTAAAAGTTTACGTTCCCACCCCTCTTAGCCCGTCGCAATGATGGGCTTTTTTTTATTTTGATTTTGTGATATAAAAACGGCACGTCTTTCTATCTTTTTGCCGAGATAGATTGTCAGGCAGTACCCTGGTCATTCGAAGGATAGGCTCCTACCGGCGGGAAAAAACATAAGGCTAATCACTTTATCTTTTTTCGCTATTACAGGAGTCACACCATGGCGAGTAACAATCTGCTGACTATCAGCATGATTACTAATGAGGCCCTGCGAGTTCTCACCAACCAGTTGGTTTTCACCAAAGCCGTCAACCGCCAATACGATAATAAATTCGCTATTGAAGGCGCGAAAATCGGCACTACTATAAACTGTAGGAAGCCACCGCGTTATGTCGGTCGCTCCGGCCCCGCGCTTCAGATTGAATCCGCAGTTGAAACCTATGTTCCGCTGACGCTGGATACCCAGTTCGGTGTGGATATGGCTTTCACCACTCAAGATTTGTCTCTGAATATCTCAGACTTTTCTGACCGGTTCATCAAGCCAGCCGTTGCAGCTATTGCAAACAAAATAGACTACGATGGTTTGCAGCAGTTCAAGAACGTTTACAATCTGACCGGAACTGTCGGCCAGCTTACCGGCACCCCGACGTTGGCTCAGGCGACTAAGGCCATTCTTGACGCACGCGCTAGACTAAATCAGGAAGCCGCTCCGGTTGACGAGGATCGTAGCTTCATCGTTGATCCGACTATCGAAGTTGGTATCGTCAGCGGCTTGACTAACCTGTTTAATCCGGCTGGCACCATTTCGCGCATTTTCAACAAGGGCGCGTTGGGCGATTCTACGCTAGGTTTCAACTTCGCAATGGATCAAAACGTCGGCAACTTCACTTCTGGTACTGCCACCGCGTTCACCGTATCCGCGCAGGCTGGCGGAAGCGTACAGAACAACGCGCAGTCAACGTTCACGCTGGCGGTTTCCTCTACATCTGGCACCCTGACCAAAGGAACCGTATTCACGATTCCTGGCGTTTACGCTGTCAACCCGCAGAACCGCCAATCTACCGGCGCATTGCGTAACTTCGTTGTTACCGCTGACGCACCTGGCTCTAGCACTTCACTGAGCATCTTCCCTGTTCCAGTGTTCAGTGGCCAGTTCCAGAACGTCACTTCCAGCACCGGCACTATCGGTTCTGGCACTGCAACCATCCTGTCAGGATCTACCGGCGCGGCTGTATCGGTTCCTAACGCATTGGCGTTCCACAAGGATGCTTTTGCTCTCGGCACCGCTGATCTTCTGCTTCCGCAGGGCGTTGACATGGCTGGTAGGGCTTCCGCCGATGGCCTGTCTATTCGTCTGGTACGTCAGTACGACATCAATTCTGACCAGTTGCCGACACGTCTTGACGTGCTTTACGGCTGGTCAACGATCTATCCTGAACTTGCTACCCGCGTCACTGGTTAATTAGGAGTATCTGAAATGGCAAATCCAGGCCCAAATATCGTAGCCGAATCCGGCATACGCGCTCAGTCAGTTGTTGGTTTTAGTATTACCGGCACTAGCATTAGTGCAAACCTTTCCGCAGAGTACACCGTCACCATCAATGGACTTGATGTAAATGACTTTGTGTTTGCGGAAGGTTCAACGGGTAACGCAACCATCATGCTTGGCGCTTATGTTTCAGCGGCTAACACGCTGAAAGTGCGAGTGCTGAATCCCACCGCTGGCGCTCTTACGCCAGGCAATACGGGTTATACGCTACTCGTTGTTCGCGCATACCCGCTGCCGTCCAGCACCGTTGACTTCCTCGTGAACTCACCGGCTAACTCTGGCGCTATACCCCTGAGCGCATAACAGGGATTGAACGGGGGGAGTTCGCTCCCCCTTTTCTTTAATTACTGAGGTAATCATGGAC